AAAGATTTTTCTACTTCAAATTTTCCTCTAAGACCAAAAGCTTGGAAAATTTCTGGTTCTTTTTCAGCAAATCCCGATACTACTTCTCCTGTTCGAGAAAGAGACATTTGTCCAGATATTCCGCTTTCGATTTCTGGAAATAAATTTTGTGTATCTCCAGCAGATAAATTAGTTTGCGTAGAAATACTATTTTCTTCTTGAGGTTTTAATGCGAATGCATCTCCTCTAAGTAATTTATAAGAAGATTTTACATTTTCTTCTATATTTGGAAATGTGGAAGAAGTATCTCCAATTGGTAGTTGTTGAGAATTTATTTGTTCTGATTCTTCTAAAGGTGAATTTTCATTTATTGCATTTATTAAAGGCAAGGGATTTGAAATTGGCGGATTTCTTTTATTATAAATAAAAGCATGATATTTTATTTTAATATCAGAAGAAGAGTCTACGCTTCCAGCAAAAGATTCGCCTACAAATAAAGCCTCAGAAAAATCAAACCTAAACAATTCATCTTGAGGATTTTTAAATTTATTAAAAATAATTTTAAAATTATCAACTTTATATTTACAAATTAAATCTCTAATATTTTTTATATTGTAATCATCTGCTTTTATTGTGAATTCTATTTCTACAAGAATTGGAGGAATAACTTTAATATGTTTCGGATATACGCTTCCTAATGTGTAAATAATATTTTTTTCAGCAGATATATTTAATGTAAAAGATTGAAGACGATTAAATTTAAAATCGTCCAAATTTATTTCAATATTTGAATAATCGGTAATATCAATATTTGGGGTAGTTAAAGATTCATTATTTGGTCGATCTAAATTGCCTCCAAAATCTCCTATAGCTGATATATCTAAATTTACCTGTGGTATTTCTCCAATCTCACAAGATAGATTATACCTAGTTAAAATTCCAGAATTAAAAGCAAAATACTTATTTTTATAATCTATATGCCCAGAAAAACCCTGTTCATAATCTAAAAATTTAACAAATTCATCTTTATCTATAAGAAGTTTAGATATATTAATTTCTGCTAAAGTATTTTGATTATTATAATAAGTAACATTATCCATCCCTAATGACTTTACTTGCTCTATTGGGGCAGCATAACTAGCCGTAAAGCTTTGTACGCCTAATACTTTCTCATTATTAATGTAGATATTCTGATTTTCTTTGCGAATTCTCGATAACATTATTATTTATTACACTATTAATAGGTGTAATACTTTAAAAGGTAAAAGGTAAAAAGGTAATATTATGCCAATAAATTCGATATATAACGTATCTGCGTATAATTCTAATTTAACATATACTTTAAATGATATAGTCCTATATAATAGCAAGTATTATTATAGCTTAAAATATTCAAATACTTCTAACCCTACGGTTTCGGCCGCATGGGGAGGATACAAAAGTTATAACACACCTTATGGCTCGCCTGTAGCAGCTCCAGATTTTTTTTGGATACCAAATTATGCATCAGATATTGAAAATAAACCATCTGTTACAGTAATAAAATTTGGAGATGGATACGAACAACGAATATCAGATGGAATAAATAGTTCTTTTATTAGATTAAATTTAACTTTTGAAGGAAGAAATGAAAGAGAAGTAAGAGCAATTATACATTTTTTAAATGCAAGAAAAGGCGTGGAAGCTTTTTTCTTTAATAGTGCATTTCCATATAATTATGATTCATCTTCTCAACTTTATCCAAAAAGATTTATTGCAGAAGAATTTACTTCTCGCGCGGTTTATTATGATAATTATACAATAAATGCAAAATTTATAGAAACATCAAATATATGAGCGTAAATACAGATTTAAAAAATGCAAGCAAAAAAATTTATGGAGAAAGATCAAAATTAAATCCTAGTACGTTAATAACATTATATGAATTAGATTTTAGAAATTTAGGAGAAGGAAAAAATAATTATGAATTAACTAATATTAGTTTCGCAGGAATACCATATCCATATGCATCAGTTGCAGATGCTGATGATAATGGAATTATAAGATTTCATAATCTAAATATAAATTTAGAATCTATAAGTTCTTCTTTATCTAATGGTCAATTATTTAATCAACTTATTTGGCAAGGCAAAAGATTTTTACCATTTCCAATACAAACTGAAGGTTATGAAATTAGTAGTAGAGGAACTTTACCAAAACCTAAGATAATGTTCTCTAATCAATATCAAATTCCTAGTTATGAGCTTTTTTTTAAAAAAATAAAAAATTCTATAAAATCTGTTGGAGATATTATAGGATTAAAAGTAATAAGACGTAGAACTTTTTTAAAATATTTAGACGCAGTAAATTTTAAAAGTCAAGGAGGTATCATAAATGATGATATCATGCAAATTGATCCTGATCCTTTAGCTGAAATGGCTCCAGATATATTTTATATAGAAAGAAAATTAAGAGAAAGTAAAGATCTTTTAGAATATGAAATGAGTTCGATTTTAGATTTAGAAAATATTAAATTACCTTTTAGAACTATGTATTCTCAATCTTGTAGTTTTGATTATAGAGGAGAAGGTTGTGAGTATGGAAATCAAATTTATAATTCTCAAAAAAATGGAGGAGCACCTATAGCGTCAGTGAAAGATGAAAGAATTCAATCTTTAATAGGAGGTGGACCTTTAACTGATAGAGGCGCATGGCCTGGAAATGGAATATATAGTAAGGGAGATTATGTTTATATTGCAGTGGATGGTATAAAATATTATTATGTTTGCAAACAGGATAATATAAACAGTGATCCTTCCGCAGTAAATGGTCGGCCTCCTACAAATGAAAATTATTGGTATAGAGATTTATGTTCTAAAAGATTAGCGGGATGTCATCTAAGATATAATAGAGAGAATACTAATGGTATACCATTTGGTGGATTTCCAGCAACTAATAAGGATTAAAATATGGTAGACATAGAATTACATGGAATTTTAACTCAAAAAATTAGAAAAAGCAAATGGAAATTGGCTGTAAATAGCGTTTCAGAAGCTGTCAGAGCAATTGAAGCGAATACAAAACAGTTTTATAAAATATTAAAAGAACTTGATAAGCAAAAAATTAAATATCAAGTTTTAATAAATAAAAAAGATTTTAAATGCTTTAAAGATGAAAAAGATATTAAAGATGATTTTGATAGAGCTTTTAATTCTAATTTAATAACTACTTTTGAAGAAGGACAACTTAAAACTATAGATATAATTCCAATATTAGAAGGTTCTGGTGGAGTTGTAAGTGCAATTTTTGGAGTAGTTTTAGCTGTAATCGGAGTAGCATTACTTATTATTCCTGGAGGTCAAATTTTAGGAGCAGCATTATTAATTGCTGGAATAGGTTTGGCTGCAACTGGATTTTTATCTTTAATGTCTTCTCCTCCTCCATATGTTGCTCCAGAATTTTCTGCGCCAAATACGGCAGGAAGTAAAGGGGGAGGAGGAAAATCTTATCTTTTTGATGGTCCAACCAATACGGCTGGAGAAGGTGGACCAATTCCAATTGGATATGGAAGATTATTAGTGGGATCAAAAACTATTTCTGCTTCTTATTCTACAAATTATGTTCCTAATACGAGCATCCAAAAAACAACATAAAATGAATAAAAAAAATTTGATTGAAAACCAATTAATTAAGGGCGCAGGATGTTTTACAAAAAATACTAAAATATTAACTCCTAATGGTTATAAAAATATACAAGATATTAAAATTGATGACGAAGTATTTTGTTTTGATAAAAATTTAAATTTAAAAGTAAGTAAAGTAACTGAAACATTTATTCATCCTAAAGAAGAAATTTTAAATATATATTTAAATAAAAATAAAATAACAACTACGCCTAATCATCCATTCTTAAATTCTAATTATGAATTTCAACCGATAGGTGAATTTAAAGTTGGAGATTATGTAATAGATAAAAATAAAAATAAAGTAAGAATTGATAAAATTAAATTCTTAAAAATTTTAAAAGATGTTTATAACTTTACTGTTGATATCCACAATACTTATATAATTAGTGATAGAAATATATTTGTTCATAATAAAGGTGGAGGAGGAAGTCCTCCTCCTCCGCCTCCGCCACCAGATCCACATGAACCAAAAGAAGCACCAGAAGGTATAAAAATTGGAGGCGCTAAAAGACTATCTAGAACAGAAACAGAGGTTGTAGATTTAATAGCAGAAGGGCCAATCGAAGGTCTTGTCGAAGGAATTCATCAAAATTTTGGTGTAGTTGGCGAAGTTGGTTGGAGAAAAAGTGTTTTTAAAAAATATGCTGGTGGAGTAAATGCAAAACTTAGATCAGTTCTTTGGAATCAAGTGCCAGTAATAGATGATAATGGAAATTATAATTATTCTAGTGTAAATTTTTCAGCAAAAAATGGAGATCAAACAACTTCTGCTAATTTAACATCTAATATTCCTAATCCATATTATCCTGACATTCCTTTTGCATCAAGAACTACTAATATCGGAGAGCCTTTAAGATATAGTCCGCCAGGTAGTGTTGATTTTGTCAAAAATTATACTTTAAAATCAAAATATATAAATAAAATTATTGTGTCTTTAAGAGTGGATCAATTATATGATCAACAAAATAATCCTATGTTAGATAGACAAAGTTATGGCCCTTATAAACAATCTAATACACTTGGAGATATAAGAGATCATAGTATTAGGTATAGTTTTAAAGTTATAAAATTATCAAAACTTCGCGATGGAACTCAAACATCTACTACTGTTATAAATAGTACTGGTGAAATTAGTGAAGGAAAAATTACTAGCGGTTTTATACATCGTTTTGATTTAGATATTAGTTCTTATTATAAACCAGAAACTGAAGCAGATACATTAGTTGGATGGGAAATAGAAATTAAAAGAACTTCTAAAGAAAGTGATGTTATAAATATAAGAGATGTATGCTCTGTTCATGCTATAACAGAAATATTTGCAGAAAGTTTCATATATCCTAAAGTAGGACTTTTTAGAAGTTTATTTACGACAGAATATTTTTCTAACGTGCCTCAAAGATCTTATGATGTAAAATTATTAAAAGTTAAAGTACCTTCTAATTATGATCCAATTAAAAAAACATATGATGGAGATTGGGATGGAACATTTAGCCCGACATTGAAATGGACCGATAATCCAGCTTGGTGTTATTACGATTTACTTACAAACAATAGATATGGATTAGGAAAATATATAAAACCTGAAAATGTTGATAAATGGCAAATTTATGAAATTGCACAGTATTCCGATACAATTGTTTCTGATGGCTATGGAGGTCTTGAGCCAAGATTTACTTGTAATACTATTATTAATGATTTTTCTGACGCTTATACATTAATAAATGATTTTGCAAGTATATTTAGAGGTTTATCTTATTATGCAAATGGTCTTATATATGTTACTTCGGATATGCCAAAAGAAACTGTCACTATTTTTAATAATTCAAATGTAGAAAATGGAGATTTTGTATACTCTAGTAGTGCGAAAAAAACTAGAAATACGGTCGCAGTTATAAGATATAATGATACTTATAATGCTTTTAAGCCAGTCGTTGAATACGTAGAAGATCCAGAAGGTATTAGAAAATATGGAATTAGAAAATTAGAAATAGGCGCTTTCGGTTGCACCAGCAGAGGTCAAGCTCATAGAGTAGGAAGATGGGCGTTAGTCAGCGAGCAATTAGAAACTGAAACAGTAAGCTTTACAGTTGGTTTAGATTCTGCATTTTTAAAACCTGGAGATGTGCTTAAAATTCAAGATAAAAATAGAATTGCTGAACGTTTAGGCGGAAGAGTTTTAGCGATAAAAGAATTAAATGGCGTGCATAATTTTGTTTTAGATCAACCTTATCAAGATTTAGTAAAATATTTACAAGATGCACAACAGCTAACTTTTAGATTTAGTATACTTACGCCTACATCTAAAACAACTGGAAATATGTATTCTGATTATACCAATGAATTCCAAAAAACAGAAATTCAAACTGGTGCATTTAATATATCTAATTTAGAACTTGTAACTGGTTTTCAACCAGATCCAAATAAACAAATAACAAAAATAACATGTAATAAACTATTTAATACAAATGGATATATTTTAAATACAGGAACTATTTGGAGTATTGAGCAAGTTGGTACTGCTAATAGTTTTAATATTGTTCCAGAATCAGAATTATTTAGAATTATTTCTATCACTGAGAGTGATGTAGGTAAATATTCAATAAATGCAATGGAATATAATCCATCAAAATATGGTGCAATTGAATCTGGGTTATCTTTATTGGAAGCTCCAGTCCCAGAATTACCTCAAATTTTACCTCCAGGATTTCCAGACGGATTAACTTTAAGTCCTTCATCATCATCGCTAAACATTGGCGCTATTATAGGCGCACAATCTCAACCATCAGAAACTCATTCTACAAGTTATTGGCGAATATTCATGAAAAAGGGTGCAGATTTTATTCAAGCAGATTTAGAAGAAACATTTTTAAATTCACAAGGAGATCAGATAGATGCACCAATTTCTGATTTTATGGTAGCTAATGCAGATATTGAATTTCCAACAACTAGCATAACTGTAAATATTGATGAAAATAATGTAGTTTATTATTTTAGAGTATATGGAATAAATTCTTTAGGATATATTTCTGATGGATATGCGAGCGCAAATGTTTTGTATTATAATAGCGATCTTTCTGATTTTTCTAATTTTATAACTTTTGATAAATTTCAATATTCTAGCACATTTGATAGCATTACTGATGTATCTGGTTATGAACCTTCCATAGATGGGACTGGAAACGTATGGAATTCAAAAGATTTAAATTTAAGATTTTCAATAAAAAATAAATATCCAGAAATTGTAGATTATAATGTTCAAGATTTAACTTTTAGATTTGATTTTATAACAGGCAAGGAATTTAATACGGATTATATTATATCAAATGTTATTACTGGTATAAGATCTACGAATGAATTTGGACAATGGCCTATTGATTTAAGTACAGACGGATACAATTCAGGATTTGCATTTTTAAGTGGACTAACAACAACTGGATTATGGGTTGCTATAGATGCAAAAACTGGAACTGGAAATCCAGATGGCGCAAAGTGGACATCTCAAACTTCTCTTGTTTCAGATAGATATACCAGAGAGAGCGGTTATTTAAAAGGTTATTTTATAAATCCACTTCCTGGAATATCTTTAACTGGTTCAATAGATTATGACACCAAAATATATGTAACTGCAGATAATAATATATTTTTATCAATAGATGGCTATCAAGAAAAATATAAAGATATTAATTCATTTATCGTATTTTTTTCAGAAAATAATAGTGGTGACTTAAATGCAGACACAATAGATTTTTATTTAAATCTTGCAAAAGATAACTTGAATTTAAGTTGGATAACACTATTAGGAAACCGAAATATACAAGTTAGAAATGCTTGGGCAGATGGATATGATATATGGTCTACGAATGATCCATTTACTGCTACTCAAGGAATTTTAAGAAATGGATTTATTAGAGCTGTGCCAGTTGATACTTTCCAAAATTTTATAATAGAATCTTCTCAATACTGGAGAATTTATACTGATGATGAAAATGGAGCATTTGCTTTTAAATATCCAAATAGTCAAGCTTTTACTTTCGATGAAGTGGAAAGAAATAGAAAATTTATTGATCAATTAATCATGCTTAATAACAATCCTGATATTAGTCCAGTACCTAAAGCTATTGATAGTAATTTATTAGATATTTTTACAAGAACAGAAGCTCTCCAAATGAGTGGAGAAATACTAAGCAAAGTAGTTTTATTAAGAGACGATCAAAATATAAGTGGAGTTAAAAACTTTTATTCTCGTCCAACTGTAAATGGATCTGGTGTTTTATTACAAGGTGAACTAGCTGGAGGCGGTAATGGTTTTGGGGTAAATGTAAGAGATGAGGGATCACTTGTAGCCGCTACTCAGTTTTTAAATTTTAAAGGTGCAGGAGTTGCGGCTACATTGAATGGAACTGTTGTAGACATAACAATACCTGGAGGTGGTATATCAACAGATAATCCAGTATATGTAACAGGAAATCAAAATATAACAGGTATTAAAACATTTTTAAGTGGAATAATATCCACCACTGGAATTACTGGAACAAATCTTGTTTATAATACTGGTGACCAAATAATTAAAGGAACAAAAACTTTTGAACAAATTTTTGCTAGTGGCATTTGTGTTAGTGGAAGCGTCACTGGAACTAATTTAATTTATTTAACTGGTCAACAATATATTGAAGGAGAAAAAACTTTTGCTTATTTATACTCTCCAAATCTAGTATATAATACTGGAGACCAAGTAATAAATGGATCTAAAACATTTATATCTTCTATCACTGCTCCAAATGTAGTATATAATACTAGTAATCAAAATATTAATGGAATTAAAAATTTCTTAAGTAGACCAACTTTTAGTGGAACTGGTTTATTATTGAGTGGAGAAGATCTTGGGCCAAATATAAAATTATCTAATATTCTACAAAAAACTGGATATCAGGATTTAAGTGGATATTTAAATATACAATCTGGATTATCAGTTACTAATATTATTTATAGCAGTGGATTAATAGTAAGTGGAAATATAACTGGTAGAAATATTGTCTATAATACTGGAAATCAGACGATCAGTGGAAGAAAAGATTTTGCAGAAAGGCCAACCGTTAATGGAACGGGAATTGTGTTAAGTGGAGAAGTTGTTCCAGGATTAAGTGCAGATAAAATAGTTTATACAACTGGCAATCAAAGCATAAATGGCATTAAAACTTTTACAACAAATATATATGCACAAAATCTTATTTATAATACTGGAGACCAAACAATAGATGGAGTCAAAACTTTTAATTCAAATGTATTTGGGGCAAATTTAGTATACACAAGTGATATCAATCAAACTATAAGTGGAAACAAAACTTTTACTCAAAGGCCTAATGTAAATGGAACTGGAATTATATTAGGGGATGAATCATTTTTAGTTTATGCTAGTGGTGGAAATCAAAATATCACAGGAACTAAAAATTTTAGAACAAGACCTACAGTTAATGGAATAGGGGTTATATTACAAGGAGAAACTTTACAATCAAGTGGTACAGTTTATACAACAGGAAATCAAGAAATTACAGGAATTAAAACATTTCTAAGTAGGCCAACGTATAATGGAATTCAATTCATGTTAGATGGAGAAATTATTCCAAATGTGCCATTAGATAGTATAGTCTATAAAACTGGTAATCAAGAAATTTATGGAATTAAAACTTTTAGAAATAATATTTTTGCTCCAAATATAGTATATACAACTAATACAAATCAAACTATAAATGGATCTAAAACATTTACTTCTGCTATATCTGCTCCAAATTTAGTTTATACAAATAATGATCAACAAATTTCTGGAATTAAAACGTTTGCTCAAAGACCAACTGTAAATGGAAGTGGAGTAGTCTTAGAAGGCGAATTATTTCCAAATATTAGTTTTACAGATTTAGTATTAAGAAGTGGCGATCAAACTATTTCTGGAATTAAGTCTTTTATTGATGAATTAAATGCTCCAAATATTGTACATAATACTGGAAATGAAAATATTTTAGGAATTAAAAATTTTATAAATAGACCTACTGTTAATGGCAGTGGAATAATTTTAGAAAATGAATTATTTCCAAATATAAATTATGAAGAACTAGTATTAACTACTGGAAATCAAACTATTAGTGGAGTAAAAACTTTTTCTGATGCAATCATTTTTTCAACTGGAATTACTGCATCTAATCTTGTTTATAATACTGGCTCACAATCAATAGCAGGAATTAAAAGATTTACTGCAAAAACTATACATACAGCAGAACTTGTAGCTCCTAATATCGTTTATAATACTGGGGATCAAATTATAAGCGGAATTAAAGATTTTCAAAGTAGACCTACTGTAAGTGGTATTGGAGTAATATTAAGTGGAGAAATTTATCCAGATGTTCAAGCAGATAAAATAGCCTTTATAACTGGTAATCAAACTATAAGTGGAATTAAAGTATTTCAAGATGGAATATATGCGCCAAATATAGTTTACAATACTGGTAATCAAACTATAAGTGGAATTAAAGTTTTTGATGAAAGGCCTACTTTAAGTGGATCAGGATTTTTATTGCAAGGAGAAATTTTTCCAGATATTAATTTTAATGAGTTAGTACTTACAAGTGGTAATCAAACTATAAGTGGTATAAAAACTTTTTCTGATGGAATAGCATCCTTTAATTTAGTTTATAACACAGGAAATCAAACAATTAATGGAGTTAAGAATTTTTCCAATGGTATACTTTCAACTAATATAGTTTACTCTAGTGGGACAAATCAAAATATATTAGGTACAAAAACATTTAATGCAAGAACTATATTTTTAAATGGAATAACCGCTGGAAATATAGTTTATAATACTGGTGACCAAAACATTGATGGAATAAAAAACTTTTTATATCGACCAACCGTAAATGGAAGTGGAGTAGTCTTAGAAGGCGAATTATTCCCAAATGTTAATCCAAATCAAATAGTTTATACAACTGGAAATCAAACTATTTCTGGAATTAAAAACTTTTCTGGTGAATTATATGCACCTAATATTATTTATAAAACAGGAGATCATAATTTAAGTGGTACTATATCTTTTTCAAAAAGACCTAATGTGAATGGAACTGGAATATTAATTGCTGGTGATATTTATCCAGAATTAAATTTAAATAATATTGTTTATACTACTGGTGATCAAGTTGTTAATGGTTTTAAATATTTTACAATTCGACCAGAGGTTAAAATTGATGAAAATAATGAATCTAGAGTTGCTCTCGTTTCGGAAGTAATAAGCTTAACTGGTGAAAATCAAAATGTTACAGGAATTAAGAATTTCGTAAATAGACCAACTGTTAATAATTCTGCAATTTTAATCAGTGGAGAAGACCTAAAATATAGACCTACTGTTAATGGTAGTGGGGTATTATTATTTGGTGAAGGAGTTCCAAGCCCAATCCAAATAAAATATGAAAATAATATTCTTGGAAATGCTGCGGCTCTTAATTTTTCTGGACAAGAATTTAATGTTTCCATAGTACCATCTATAGAAGGTGGAATTGCTACTATACAAATTACTGGAATACAAAATACAGTTAGAACTACTGGAGATCAAACCATCGCTGGATTGAAAACGTTTAGTAATGGTATTGTTTCTAATGTTGGCGTAACTGGCACAAATCTCGTTTACAATACTGGTAATCAAACCATCGCTGGATTGAAAACGTTTAGTAATGGTATTATTTCTACGATTGGAATTACTGGTACAAATCTGGTCTACAATACTGGAAATCAAACAATAAATGGAGTTAAGAATTTTATTTCAAAACCTACTGTTAATAATAATGAAATTTTTGTTTATGGAGATTATTTAATAGATATTAAAGATGAAGGAACTTCATTAGGAAATGCAAATGCAATTAATTTTACTGGTCCTGGAGTATCTACTAGTTTAAATAATGGCACAGCTTCTATATTTATAGATGGTGGTATAGGGGGAGGTGGAAACTATGTATCTTTAGTTGGAGATGAAACAATAGCTGGAATTAAAACTTTTACAGATGGAATAGTATCTTCAAATGTAGTTTATACTACTACCACTCAAACTATAAATGGATTTAAAACTTTTGGCGCAAGAACTACTTTTTCAAATGGATTAATATCCAATGCAGGTATTACTGGCACAAATTTAATCTATAATACAGGTAACCAAACTATAGGTGGAATAAAAACTTTCACAAATGGAATTGTATCAAATGTAGGTATAACAGGAGAAAACATCGTCTATAATACTGGGGATCAAATAATTTCTGGATTAAAAATATTTACTAATGGTATAAATTTAAGTGGAGCTGCATTAGAAAATGCTGTTCCAAAAACTATCGATGTTAATTCTAATTTTGATATTATATCTGGAATATATAATACTAAGATTATATTTGCAGACTCGTCTTCTCCTATTACTGGAACAATTTCTGGAAATAATCCAACTGGATTTAATACAACAATAGTTCAATACGGAACAGGACCAATAAGAATTACTGGCGCACCAGGAATAACAATTAATAGTTATCAAAATAGATATGAAAGCGCTGGCCCATATGCAGCTATTTCAATTATTCAAAAATCAGATAATAATTATGTTATTTTTGGAAATACAGTATGATAATATTTCCTTCAATAAATCTTGGAGCTACAGATAATAGTATATCTTATACTCAATGTAGCGCGGCATCTCCTTATGCATTAAATGACTTTTGTTATTTACAAGTGATTAATAATAATCCTAATTGTTGTAATTTAAATTGGGATCAGACTTGTGAAGATTCATATTTAATTTGTAAGAATACGCCTCCACCGCCACCTCCACCACCTCCGCCACCGCCACCACCGCCTCCGCCACCACCTCTATCATTAATTGAGGGGCTTGTCTTATGGTTGAAACCTGAAAATCCATGGGTAGATTCAAGCGCTGCAAATAATACGCCAGAATCTTTTGAAGTAACCGTCGATTCTGCGCCAAGCTCTCAAATAAATAGTTATAATTCTTATCTTTTTAGTGGCACCAATTATATAGACCTAAAAGATATTTTAAGTGGTGAAACTACTGGCGCAACCGCTTTTGCGTTATGTAAGGTGGCTGATGATTATTTATATAATCAATTAGGCCCAGTTTTTGGAGATTTTGGTGCTAATCTTGATGGTGGCTCTCATTACGCATGGGAAGATGGAAATGTTTATGATGGATTTGCAAGTTTATATAGAGATTCTTTCTCAGCTCCTTCAGCTATCACTGATTGGCATGTTTTAACTACTATGTCAAGTATTGAAAATCGTTATTTATCCATAAACACAACTGGATTTGTGTCTTATTATCCAGATCCATATGCCCCTTCTTACGATAGTGGTATAAATATCGGGGCAAGTAGTTATACTTATGGTGGACCTTTTATTGGAGTACAGAATTGGAATAGTTATGGAACTTATTATTGGAGAGGTAATATAGCAGAAATATTAATATATAACAAAGAGTTAAGTCAATCAGAAATGACTATTGTAATAAATTATTTAAGTGGTAAATATAATTTACCAATAAATTAAATTATTTTTTAATTTTTTTAATTCTTTCTATTAATTCAAATATTTTAGATTTTGGTATTTCTTGAAGAGAATTAAAAGATTGTGCATTTTGAAAATCTTCTTTAATAAGTCTTTCTTTTAAAGATTCAAAAGAAATATTTTTTTCTTTCATTACTTTTTCTAATAAAACTTGTGGAGAAGTTGGGTTCTCATTTGCAGTTACAGCTTCTTCAAGAAGCTTTGCGTCTCCCAACTCTTCTTGAGAGACAATATTAATTTTAAGAAAATTACGCACGCATCTTACAAAGGCTCTATTTTCTGCGATAGCAGCCAAAAAGAATCTTGCAAATGATTTTGTATTATTACTTGATGCATCTGCAAGAGCTTCAAAAATAACTTCTCGATGTCCAGTTTCATAATTAGGAGTCCAAGTTATTCTACAGCTTGTAGCAAAATATCCTTCTGTAGCGGCAACTACTTTATATTCAACGCTTGTATATCCTCTAATTTGAGCTAATTCTTTAATACCTCCTAGAAGAATCAATAAATCCCTGTCTTCTAATTTAGAGACATCTGTTTCTTGTGTTTTTTGCCTATTAGGAACAAGATATTCTTGTTTTACCATTTTACGCCAATTAATCGTTCCATCATCATTATATACATAATGAATATTTGCATTCTCTAAAAGACCATATTGGTTTCTAGTGATAATATTAGGAGGAATTTGCGAGGCTGAGTTTGAATTATTTGAAATATTTACATTTAAAAGCTCAGAACTTCCAATAGAAATTGTATCTTGATTATCTTTAATTTTTGGGCTCATTGTTTATAATGATACCCTATTTATAATAACTAGTCAATCAAAAATGCGCATTTATCTGCATATTTCCAAAATAGCTCAGTATCAATAATTTCTTGAACATTTTCATTAAAATTATTAATTGACAAATTTTTATTCAAAGCTGCTTCGCTCATGTATAATTTACTATTACTTATTATAAAATTATTACTTTTGTAATGCTTCATATCGTATTTAAAATTTTCTTTTTTATTTAAGATCAGGTTTGAATTAAAAAAATTGTATTTATATACTTTTTTTATTTTAAATACATAAAGAAAAAAAAAATGGACAACAGTATATCTTATAATCTTAAAAAAGATTGTCACACCCATAAATAATCAATTAAATTAATTTACACATTAAAGTAGATTATCAAGGTTAAAACAAAATTCTTTCTTATAATGTTTGAGAAATATAG